CACAAAGGACAAAATTATGACAAAAGTATTTGACGCAACAAAATTTAGAAAGAGCATCACAAAGTCCATACAAGGACTTGGCATAGGATTCAGCGATCCCACAGACTGGATCTCAACAGGAAATTACGCATTGAACTATTTGATGACCAGTGATTTCAACAAAGGAATTCCACTAGGCAAGGTTACAGTACTTGCGGGTGAATCTGGAGCAGGTAAAAGTTACATAGCATCAGGAAACATTATCAAGAATGCACAGGAACAAGGTATATTCGTTATATTAATTGACACAGAGAACGCACTAGATGAACAATGGCTACAAGCATTGAACGTGGACACGTCAGAAGACAAACTTCTTAAATTAAGCATGTCAATGGTAGACGACGTGGCTAAAACTATTTCAGAGTTCATGAAGGGTTACAGAGAACAACACGCAGACAACAAGGAAGGTGCACCAAAAGTACTTTTTGTTATAGACAGTCTGGGCATGATGCTTACTCCAACAGATGTTAATCAGTTTGAAGCAGGTGACATGAAGGGTGACCTAGGTAGGAAACCAAAGGCATTGACAGCACTCGTTAGAAACTGCGTGAACATGTTTGGTAGTTGGAATGTGGGTCTCATAGCAACCAACCACACATACGCATCACAGGACATGTTTGATCCAGATGACAAGATATCAGGCGGACAAGGATTCATCTACGCAAGTTCTATTGTAATTGCAATGAAAAAACTAAAATTGAAAGAAGACGAGAAGGGCAACAAGATATCGGAAGTGAGAGGTATCAGGGCCGCTTGTAAGGTAATGAAGACCAGATATGCTAAACCTTTTGAAGGTGTGCAGGTCAAGATTCCCTATGACACAGGCATGGATCCTTACAGTGGATTAGTTGACCTGTTCGAGAAAAAGGGTTTATTAGTTCAAACAGGAAATAGACTGAAGTATGTTGATAAAGCAGGTAAAGAACACATAGACTTCAGGAAAGCGTGGACCGGTGATAAATTAGATATGATAATGGCGGAGTTCAAAGAGGAAGCACCCAAAGAGGTGGAAGACACAGATGCCCCTATCGAGGTAGAAACAGATACAAAACCAAAAACCGAGTAAAAAAGAAGAGTAATGATAGACTTTACACACGAGGACATCGAAAGGTTATGGAACTCCATAACACACTACGTTCCAGAGAGGCAGAAACTGGATTGTGCCATAGACTTCATCAAGAGCCTAGAGGACATAGGAGTGGAGCATGACGAGATCAAGGCGTCTGCCGAATACGATCCCAAGTTAGAGGAAGCGATCAACACTGTGTTCGAGGAAGACGATGAGTCAGACGGATACGGCGAAGATGATTAATTGGTACAACGAAGTCAGCAGGAACCTAGACAAGATACCAGACTGTGTAGCGTACTTTGACAAGGAATTGATTGAGGCCAAGAAGCAGTGCAAGATCTACGGTAATCTGGAAAGGGCCAGTGCGTCACTGCCAGGCATAGTGGAAGAAAGATTCAGTCAACTGCAACAGTTAGAAGCGATATTGGAATACCTAAACATTGAGTTGAGGAGACTAAGATCAAAGACTTTCAGGAAATACTTGGAAAATTACAACAGGGCACTATCGAGCAGAGATGCAGAGAAGTATGTAGACGGTGAGGATGACGTTGTGGACATGGACAAGATCATAAACGACTTCGCACTGATAAGGAATCAATGGTTGGGCATCACCAAAGGACTGGATCAGAAACAATGGCAGATCACGAACATTGTTAAACTGAGGGTTGCGGGAATGGAAGATGCAGACATCAAATAGAATCATACTCACAGACGTAGACGGAGTACTACTAGAGTGGGAACGCCATTTCACCAAATGGATGTTGCAGAAAACATTGTTCGATGAACGTGGTGCCAGATATCATCCACACAGATTACTGCCAGACAAAGAGAACACATACGAGATGGCGGAACGGTTTGGTGTGACAAAAGATGAGATAAGGAAGCACATTAGAGAATTCAATCGTAGTGCTTGGATGGGCACACAGAGGCCAATGCCAGAGTCACAGACCTGGGTTAAACTGTTGGCGGCGGAGGGTTGGACGTTCATACCAATCACGTCACAGACATCTGACATACCTGCACAACAGTTACGTAAAAAAAGATTAGGTGAACTGTTTGGCGATCATGTGTTCACAAATTACCACATACTTGGTACAGGTGCCGACAAAGACAGTGCGTTAGCGGAGTTCCATAACACCGGACTGTATTGGGTCGAGGACAAGCCAAACAACGCTGTAGCCGGGCTCAAATACGGTTTAAAGCCTATATTAATCGACCACCCATACAATCAAGACCTACAACATCCTGACATTATCCGTGTAAGTAATTGGCAAGAAATACACCAAATAGTTTCAGGAAGAAAATGAAAATTTACGTAGGGCACGACAGCAGAGAAGACATTGCTTACCAAGTCTGTGAGCATTCTATAAAAAGAAGAGATCCGTCAGCAGAAGTCATCCCTCTCAAACAAAAACAGATGCGAGACCAAGGATTGTACACCAGGCCTGTGGACAAATTGGCATCGACCGAGTTCACGTTCACAAGATTCTTCGTGCCATACATGAATGACTTCAAGGGATGGGCGGTGTTCTGTGACTGTGACTTCCTATGGAAGATACCAAGCCACGAACTTGAGAAGTATTGTGATCCGAGCAAGGCTGTTGTTGTGGTGCAACATGATTACACGCCAAAAGAAACAACAAAAATGGATGGGCAGGTGCAGACATCATATCCCAGGAAGAACTGGAGTAGCATGGTGTTATGGAACTGTGAACACCCCAAAAACAAAATTCTAATACCAGAATTACTGAACGAAGAATCACCAAAGTTCCTACACAGGTTCAGTTGGTTGGACGATAACGAGATAGGTGAGATGCCTGCAGAATACAATTGGCTTGTTGGTTGGTACAAGGAACCTAAGGATGGCACACCTAAAATACTTCACTACACAGAGGGTGGTCCATGGTTCGACGGATACCGAGATTGTGAATACGCCGACGACTGGAAGAAGGAACTGATAAATTTATTCAGTTCGTAATAAAGCCTTTAAAGCATTTACATCTGCTTGTAGATGTCTATCCCTTACTTTTGTCCAAACAAATTCATCTCTTTCTGAGATGTTAAAATTTTTTCGAATCTGCTTACCGGCATTATCATCGATGATCTTTTTGGTTTTGAACTCAACTGTTGGTAGATACAAGCATCTGTTAAGTTTCCTTGCAACTTTCTGCGTGTATGAATCAACGTGCCAGTGCCAAAAGAAAACAGGAGCAAGATAACCCAATGTCTTCGTCCAATTTTTATGAACTGCGAAATGCGCCGCTGGTAGTTTTTCGTCTGGCCACAGTCTAGGTTCTTTGCCTAAATGCTTGTTCTTTTGCCTACCATCGGAGGGAACAACCATCAATATCTTATCATCATACTTGTTTATTTCATCTACAATCATTTGATCCCAATTTGGTGTGTTAATCTGAACATCATCTCCCATCAACATCACGACATCGTGGCTTGCCTTGTCGGCCATTAGATTCCAACTGTAACAGGTTGATTGATTAGGCCCGACTGTGTAATGTTTTTGGTCCAGTAAGTCTTTGTATTCTTGTAATTTTTCGTCATCGTCATTCAGGTAAAATAAAAATTCCGTATCACCTTTCTGCGTGGCGGTAGCAGTATCTATAAGTCTTTGTGCTAGTTGTGGCCTGCCCCTAGACGGACAGCAAAATGATATCATATCAATTTATTTTTCCAAGTGTCTGGAGTGATGTCGTTGATAATTTCTAATGGCAAATGATATTGAAATTTCTTTGTTCCCCTGGTCCTGATGTACTCAGCGGTCTTCTTGACAGATTGCCTCATGTTTGTAGAAGTATTATAGTCCAACAACCTACGTGCTTTATCTGAAGAACAAGTGGCAAGTTTTACTTCTTTTGGTCTGTCTTTGTGGTGTATTGGATCTAGGTTGATGCCTGTCTCATTTGCACACGCTTCTGCTAATTGGTTGATGGTGACTGGTTCTTCGTCTGGCCCAATATTGATCACTTCTCCAACCACATTGTCATTGAATGCAAGTGCATTCAAGCAGTACAAACAATCGTCAATATCGCTGAAGCATCTTTTCTGTTCACCGTCGCCGTATATGATTGGTTGTTTGCCTTGTAGCATCCTATTCAGCATGATTGACATCACATTCCTGAACGGATCATCATACTTCTGTCGTGGTCCAACGATGTTGTGTGGTACAGCAATAACATATTCTACACCGTGTGTCTCACAAAGATTCTTTAAAATATCTTCGCCGGCTTTCTTTGCAATACCATACGGGTCCTGTGGTCTACATTCGTATGTCTCTTTGTAAGGTATTTCATCATGGTGCCCGTACCTTGCCATGCTTGAACAATACACTATACGCTTGACCTTGTTTCTTATGGCGGCTGTAATTGTGGTTACCGACGCTTCAAATATATTCCGTGTAACAAGTACAGGGGAAAACACAGACAGTCCTTCGTATGCCGTTGCGGCAGTGTGATAGACTATGTCACATCCTTCCATTGCTTTGGTAAGATTTTCAAGATCGCAACAGTCAACTTGATGGAACTCGACATTCTGTGGAACGTTGTCGGCATACCCACCTATCATGTTATCATTACCGGCCACAGCGTGACCTTGAGAAAGCATCAAGTCTGCTAGATGTGATCCTAGGAAACCTGCAACACCTGTGATAAAAATTTTCATTTGAAGTATTTAATTTAAGTTACACACGGTAAAAAACTTTGTCAGGCCAGTGCTCCAACAATAATTTGTATCCTATGGAACCTAGATACTTTTCTATTTCAATATTACTGCTCCCGTATTTTTTGGTGTTGTTGTTCAGTTCTATCATTAGATATTGCACACTCTGTAAAGTTTTTGTAGCACCTTTGAGCACCTCCATCTCATACCCTTCTACGTCGATCTTTATTAAATCTACATTTTGGTAATTCATAGCATCTAATGTAGTCATTCGAATTTTACCTTCTTTGTCTATCCTTTTGGCCTGTGTGAAGTCATCTTCGGTCAGAGATATTTCTTTTATTTCCGCCCCAACGGCCTCCATTCTTAGATCACAGTTGATAGTGCAATTACGTTGTAAACATTCGAAATGTGTCTTATCTGGCTCGAAAGCAATCACTTTTCTAGCATATGGTTCGATGGCTTTTGTCCACGTTCCGCACCATGCACCTATGTCAATCACTGTGTTAAATTTTTTATTTTGGGCACCGCAATAATCTATGAACTTCAATAGACATTTATTTTGAGTGAAAGGTTGTCCTGCTTTCCATTGATCTAAGTGTATGTCATTAGACGGTACCCAGAATCCATTTATTTTTTCTATCTTCATAGTATTCCTTTGTCCATCAGTATCTCCACTGCTGTGCCGTTCTTGAACTCTTCGGGTGTGAATTGTTGATAAGCCAAACTGTATAACCATGGCTCAGGACCACCGTAGTAAGGATTCTCAATGTCCGATAATTCCACGTTGCCAACGTCTACGGCAAAACTGATGTCGTCGCAGAAAACAGGTATACCCTCACATATGGCCTCTACTGCCGCGATGGAACAACTGGTCACAACACACCACGCCTCTTTTAGATCCTCGGATAGGGGTACCTTGGCCTCACTCGGACCTGATGTACCCCTGCCCCTAGGCTTGTGTCGAAGTCTTATAGGTCTGTCCGTGTATCTTTTGATCTGTTCTATAGTCTCGTTTGTCCAATTGGGTCTGTTCAGGTATTGGTGGATGCCTGTTGAACTAGGACAAACTAAAACATGTTTGCCGGCGAAGTTTGGTGCCTTTATCTTGATACCAAACTTTTCAAATCTGTCTGGCTTACAGTCTTTTATGTAAGGAACGTGTATTCTGTTTTTACAAATACGCCAGTAGTGATTGTCTGGTTTGAGATTGTTGTTGTCAAACCTACCAAAGTATGGTGTATCTGTGAACCAGTAGTTGTGATTACGGGCATCTAATTTTTTGATCATCTCTCTATTGTTGCCAACGAATCCCCAGAACATAGCATTAGGCAAAGG